AGGAGGTTCACGTGATACTAAGTAAAGTAGATGAAATAGTAGATAGAGCAAAAGAAATAATGGAAGCTAAGGGGATAAGCCCTCTAGCTTCTGTGATAAAAGCAATAGAAGAAATGGAAAGAGAATTGGAGGAAAAATAATGGAAGAAAAAATAAAACAAGCACTAGAAATATTAAAAAGAGAATGTACTAAACAAGACGACTGTGAAGGTTGCCCAATATCTAAGGTATTAGGATATAGTTGCCAAGAGGTAGCTATTCCAGAAGAATGGGAAGTAAACCACTAGGAGGAGAAATGGATAGAGTAATAGGAGATATAATTATTCTAGTTGTAATAGGATTATGGATAGCTAGTAGATTATTTGTATAAGGGGGATAATATGTTTACAATAAATGATTTTAAAGTAGAGTTAAAAAATCCAGAAGAAGTAAAAAACTTTGTAAAAAGACATGGAGAATTTAGTAAAGTGTGTTATGATACTCCAAAAGAAAAAGCAGAACAAGTTGGAAAACATTGCTTACAAAGTGGACATTTTAGTGGGTCAAGACACTTATTCATGGTATTTGAATTAAAATGTGTACCTAGAAGTTGTTATGATGAAGAAACTGAAATATTAACATTAGAAGGATGGAAACTTATAAAAGATATAAAAGAAGATGAAATAGTAGCAACTTTAAACGATACAACTAAAAAGGTAGAGTTTCATAAAATAGAAGAAAAAATAGTAGAAAATTATAATGGTGATATGTTTTTTATTAAAAGTGATAGTGTTGACTTAGCAATAACTGAGAATCATAATATGTATTATAAAAAATATGATGTTAGGAAAGATAAAGAAAAAACTTATTTAACGCCTATAAAAGATATAAATGTTAATAGAATAAAACTTACAAAAGAATTTGAATATGAAGGCACAAATAATTTATCAAATATATATAAAATTAAAGGTTATACATATAAGAAAAAAGTAAATAATGGTAGATATTGTGATATGTATACTGGAGATTTAGAAATAGATAGAAAAACATTTTATAAATTTTTAGCATGGTATTTATCTGATGGATCAACATATTATAACGAAAAAGAAAATAAATATGTTATTTCAATATCACAAACAAATTGTAAAAAAAATATAGAAAATCATACAAAAGAAGATATACAAGACATAATAATAAAATTAGGATTTGCACCAACTGTAACAGATAGAGATATAAGATTTAATAGTTTAACATTAGGCAAATTTTTAAAACAATTAGGGACTGCATCTAACAAATATATACCATTAAATATATATGATGAATTTAATAAAGAATATGCTCAGATTTTCTTAAATGAATATTTCAGAGGAGATGGGCATTTAGACAAAAATGGATGTGGCAAATTTTATACTTGTTCCGAAATATTAGCTAATCAATTGCAACAATTATGCTTTTTAGCAGGATGGTCTGCAATGATATACACTAGAAATGAAAATTTGGTTGGTGAGAAAATACAAATATGCAACAAAACAGTAAAATGTAATTATGTAGGATATGTTATCAATGTAAGTTTCAACACTAGAAATAAATACCCTCATGTATCATTGAAAAAACATAAAACGGTTAAACATTACGAAGGTAAAGTTTATTGCGTAAATGTTCCTAACCATATAATATTTGTAAGAAGAAATGGGAAAGCAGTTTGGTGTGGAAATTGCGTAGACCAACTTGTAAGACATACACAAGGATTTGTAACAAATGTGCAAAGTTTAAGATATTGCAATAAAGACGGAAAAGTAAGCTTATACGCAGCACCAGAGATAGAAAAGGATATATACTTAACACAATCATTACATAACTATGAAGCTCAGGCACAAGCTTACTATGATTATTTTCAAATTAATATGAAAAACGATGGTTATACGAACGAGCAAGCTAATGAAATAGCTAGAACAGTAATCCCTATTGGAGTAGCAACAGAGTGCAACATAGCAGTAAACATAGAATGCTTAATACATTTAGCAAACGTAAGATTATGTACAAGGGCTGAATTACCAATAAGAACAATAGTAAAAGAAATGGTTAGACAGGTAGTAGAAGTAGAATCAAGATATAAACCATTCCTTGTGCCTAACTGTAAGAAATTAGGATATTGTCCAGAAGGAGAGCATAGTTGCCAAAATAAATAATTAAATAAATGATAGAATGATGGTAGGGATGTATACGCCCATTCACGAAAATAGGCTAGTTACTTAATTCTAGCCTGTTTTTAATTTGGTTAGAAAAATAATAAAAAGTTTTGAAAATCGCTTGACTATTCGATACGAATACCATATAATATAATTATAATAAATAATAAGAAAAGGGGGAAAGAAAATGGAAGATTTAAGAATAAATCCAATGAAGGCGATATTAGAAACATCAAAAGAAATACAAGAACAAGTATTAGATGAAACAGGTGAAATGATAAACGAAAAGGACATACCAATGGAAGTAATAATAGAAACATTAATATTCAAAACTGGGATATCTGAAGAAGAAGTAAGAAGTCTAGTTTTGAAAGGTTACATAGAATTTATTCAAACATATTATATGTAATAAATAATAAGAAAGGGGTTAAGAAAGATGAAAAGAAATTTAATGGAAGAAGCACACAAAATGACTAGAGAAATAGTAGAAAAATATGGTGATGTAGATTATAGAACTCAATTAAGTTTATGTTTATCTTTCTTAGCTGAAGGGGGAAAAGAAATGAAAAAAATAGAAGGAAAAAGCGAAAAACAAATAAGATATGCTGAAGATTGTAGAGAAAAAAGAATAGCACAATTTGAAAGAAGAATTGAAAGAAAAAGTAAAAAATCAATTGAAGGTGAAAAAACAACTTACAAAGTAAGAAAAACTAATGAAAAATTAGAACTTACAAAAGTTGAAGCAATGCAAACAGCTATTCACATATTACAAAACATGACAATAGCTTGGGAAATAATCAATGCATGTGAATTCGATGCAGAAATATTAATATACCACTACGGTCAACATAGATAAAAGAAACGCAGAAAAATAACAATAGAAAAGCAGGAGGGAGAAAAATATGAATAAATGGTATAGATTAGGGAAGGAATTTAGTAAAAAATACTCAGGTAAAGATGTTTATGATTTTCTAAGAAAAAACAATCTTTGCAATAATTTTACAAGCAGCGTAGGAAAAGACTTTACTGAAAAACATTATAAAAAAATGTGTGAAATGGTAGGTATATCAGAAGAAATAGAAGATAAACATTACACAAATGGAGAAAGAAAATATTATTTTTACTGGGGATTTGATAATGAAGCGTAGAAAAATAATCGGTTAGCCTTCCGAACAAAAAGGCTTTTATTTTATTATAAGGAGGAACAAGATGTACAAAGCTTATTTTACTAAGGATTTAAACAATAAGTTTGAATATATAAACAAACTTATTAATACTACAAATTGTAGTAATGTAGTTTATTTCTGCCCTAAAAAATATAAAGAATTGGCAGAAAAGAATATTAAAAATGCATATATTTTCTTTTATGAAGATATAAATAAAAACAATGATCCATATGATGTTACATATCCAGATACATTATTAATTTTAGATGGAAGTGCTAGATATAAAAATATAATGGGATATGTATTTAAAAGACTAGAAAAACTAGCATTAATAACAAATAACAAAGTTATAGTAGATATAGTCCCATTTACAACAGATATACAATACTCTTATGTACCATATAGCCATCTAAAAAGACAAATATTAGGGCATCAACATTTTTATGCATTTCGAGAAAATAACATGGAATATAACTCAAAAGGAGAACTAGTAGAAGGACATGATTTTGACTTGCTAGCTGAAAAAATGGCTCCAGTAACAGAAATAGATTATCCACATTTTATGGAAGCTGATACACAAACTATATATTGTGAAATTACAGAAGAAGAAAAAAAAGAATATGAAAATTATAGAAATGAATTGTTTAATAAATATGAAACAATACAACCTATTTTAACTAGACTTGCTGATTTTGTTAACACTAGACAATCTAGATATGACAATTTATATAAGTTAGTTAATAACTTAAAAGGAAAAACTATAGTATATACAAATATAAAAAGTCATAACGGAAAGATAAAAAGACTTTTAAAAGAATTTGATAATGTAGAAGTTAGAACTTTTTATGATAACAATGAAAAAGAACAATTTGCAGATAATATAGTATTAGCAGAAGTACCAATTGTTAAAAATTATCTATTTTTAGATGTTATAGCTAATGCTAAAAAGGAAGCTAAATTTTATTTTGTAACAGGGCATACAACTATAGATAAACTTTTATATGGAAGAATGACAGATGAATTTACACAAATAGACGAATTTACAAAAGTCTTATATAAGAAGGTGAATAAGATTGACTAAAAAAGTAGGTAGAAAGATATATATAAATAAAGATGTATATACATCAGCAAAAGAACGTATATCAACTATATTTGATGACTTTGAAAATATAGTTTGCTCATTAAGTGGAGGAAAAGATTCTACTGTGATGCTTTATTTAGCACTAGAAGAAGCTAAAAAAAGAAATAGAAAAGTAAATGTATTCTTCTTAGATCAAGAAGCTGAATATCAATCTACAATAGATATGATTGAGTATTTTATGAGTAATTCAAATGTTATACCTCATTGGTATCAAGTCCCTTGCTATATGACAAATTCTACAAGTTACAAACAAGACTTATTGTATAGCTGGGGTCCAGGAGAAAAATGGATACGTGAAAAATCTCCAATATCAATACATGAAATAGAAGGCGAATATCCTCAAAGGTTTTATTCTTTTATAGATTGGTTTGAAAAACAATGGAATCCTAATACAACTTGCTTTATGGTAGGTTTAAGAGCGGAAGAAAGCCTTAACAGATTTAGAGCAGTTGCACAAAATCCAGGATATAAAGATTGGAATTGGACAACTAATACAGATGGATTAATAAAAGCCTACCCTCTTTATGATTGGACTTTTGAAGATATATGGATATACCTTAGCAAGTTTAATAAAAAATATAATAAGATATACGATTTTATGTATGCTATCGGCTATGACATTGACGGTATGAGAGTATCTAATTTAATACATGAAAAATCTTTCAAATGTTTAACTAGATTACCAGAATTTGAACCAGATACTTATAACAAGCTAATGGATAGAATTGGAGGAATACATATAGCGGCAAGATATGCAAAGCAAGATACAATATACAATGTAAAAGAACTTCCTAAAAGATTTAAAACATGGCTTGAATACAGAAATTTCTTATTAGAGACTACTCCGCTTGATAAAAAAGAAAGATTTATAAAAAGATTTGCTACACAACCTGAGGAAGAAATAACTTACAAAGGTCAATGTAAACAAATTTTATTAAACGATTGGGAAAATAATATACCAGTTGTTACAAAGACAGAAGTTAAGAGAAGAAAAGAAAAAAAGAAAAAAACATTAGAAAAATGGAAGGAGATATTATAATGAAAGAGTTAAAATTTCCATGCATGGATGTAAAATTAGTTCCAATAGATAAAGTTATAGCTAATAATTGGAATCCTAATAAAGTAGCTAAACCAGAAATGAAATTACTGGCACACAGCATAGAAGAAGATGGGCTTACAATGCCTATAGTAACTTATTATGACGATAAAATAGATAAATATGTAGTTGTTGACGGATTTCATCGTTATACAATAGTAAAAGATTACTTTAAATCAGATGTAATAGCAGTTACCATACTAAAAAAGGATGAAAAGAACTTAATGGCATCTACTGTTAGACATAATAGAGCTAGAGGTGTTCATAAGGTAGACTTGCAAGCTGATATGGTAGTTGATTTAATTAAAAAAGGATGGACAGATGAACAAGTATCTAAACATTTAGGAATGACTCCAGAAGAAGTACTAAGATTAAAACAAGTAACAGGAGTAAAGGAAGTGTTTAAAAATAGAGATTTCAGCAGAAGTTGGATAATAAATAATGATTAGGGGGCTTTATAGTGGATCTAAAAGAAATGACTGTAGATGAATTGAAAAATTTAGCGTTAGATATAAAAGAAGAACTTGATAAAAGAATTAGAGATATAAAACAAGCTCAGGTAGAAGTTAATAGAATATTAGATAAAACTTATACGTTCTATTTTAAAACAGAATGTGATATTAGAAATAAAGGCTACGTAGCAAGATGTACTTATGGTAAAAAAGGAATTGAAAGATACTTTTATAATTTGCAAGAAACAAGATGCAGAAATGATGTAGTTATAGAAGGTGATTTTGAAGCTAGTGAATTAGATATTTTGGATATAAGATATAGAAATAACGACTACGGTTATTCACACTATTGTATCGTTTTAGATGGCAAAATAACTGAAATATGTGATGTAGATGATATACACAAAATTTCTACACTAAAGAGATACTTAAAAGGTGAAATTGTATTTGAAAACTTCTTAGAAATAGTAGGAATAAAAGAAGTGAAAGTAGGTGCTATAGATGAATTACTTGAAGACTAATTTGTTTAAGCATCAACAACAGGCTTTTAATAAACTTAAGAACTTGAAAGCTTGTGCGTTATTTATGGATATGGGAACAGGTAAAACTAGAACAGCTCTAGAATTAATACAATATAAACTTAATAAAGGAAAAATAACAAGGGTATTTTGGATATGCCCTTGCTCTACTAAAAAAAATTTAATTTCAGACATAAGTAAACATTCTATATTTTCTACTTCTTATATAGAAAATATTCAAGATGAATTTATATGTGTTATAGGAAGTGAAACAATTAGCCAATCAGACAAATATTATTTTAAATTAGTTAATCTAATAAAACAAAATAAACATTCTATGATAATCTTAGATGAAAGTCATATGTTTAAAAATCCTAAAGCTGTAAGAACAGAAAGAATTTCTAAACTTTCAAATCAAATTAGCAATAGAATGATTTTAACTGGAACTCCAGTTACGCAAGGAATATGGGACTTGTATAGTCAATTTTATTTTTTGCACCCTAAAATACTTGGATATAATAGTTTTTATGCTTTTGCTGCTAATCATTTAGAGTATTCAGATAAATATCCAGGCATGATAGTAGATACACATAATACAGATTATATAACAAAAAAAATAAATCCTTATGTTTATCAAACTACTAAAAAAGAATGTTTGGATTTACCACCCAAAACTTATACTGATTCTTATTTTTACTTTGATGATGATCAAGAAAAAATTTACAACAAAATAAAAGAATATTTTATAGATAAAATTAATTTAGATAACTTTAATGGTGAATATATTCTTAATATGCTTAATTATCTCCATAGAGTAGCAAGTGGATATATAAATTTAGAAATAGAAGAAGAATATTGGAATCCTAAAAACGGAAATAGCACTAGAATAATAGAATTTAAGCACAAAAGTTACGATAGAGCAATAGAAACTGTAGAACAACTTAAATTAATACCAAAAGAAAGCAAAACAATCATATGGCATAAATTCAATAGCGATTTAGAATTGTTACAACATGCTTTAGATGAAGAAAAAATAAAATGTGTTTATGTTAATGGTAAAATGACATTAAAAGAGCGTGAAAAAGCTATAAAGCAGTTTAAAACATCAAAAAATATAAATGTTTTGGTGATAAATATAAATATAGGAAATTTAGGTCTAAACTTACAAGAGGCTAACTACATGATATATTACAATTCTACTTTTGATTATGCTAAGAGAATACAGTCTGAAGATAGAATATACAGAATAGGCCAAAATAAAAATTGTCATATAATAGATATTTTGTCTTCCTCAGGAATAGATGGTATGATAGAAAAATCTATACAGGATAAAAGTAGCTTAATAAGAAATATAAGACAAGAAATAAACGAAATAAAAGATGATGAAGAAAAAATAGAAGCATTTAAAAAGAAAATGCTAAATGAATTATAAAAGGAGATAATCATGAAAGAAAAAAGGAATCTAAAAGTAATATTTAACCGAAGTGGGGGAACTGCTAGCAAAGGTGGAATAACTAGCAGAATAACCATTCCAATTGCATGGGTTAGGGAAATGGGACTTAATCCAGAAGATAGAGAGATAACTGTAAGTTTTGATGGAGAAAAAATAATAATAGAAAAGAAAAAATAGTTATAAAGGGGGAACAACGAATATGACTTTAGAAGAAAATTTAAGAAGAATAGATGAATTAGCTTTAGTAGGACAAGATGTAAGTGATTATCTATATGAGGATGAAATAGTATATACAAGATGTAATAATGAAATATTATTACGCAATTATAGAAAGCCAAAAATAGATTTTTACAAAATTGTAGAACAGTCAAAAGAATTACTTCCTAAGTTGTATTGTCAGCCTAAAATAATAGAATTATTAAATGGTGGTATTAATCTTATATATACAAAACAAACATATCATGAGGTGGAATATAGTTTTGGTAAAGTGTTTACAAATCAAAAATTATTTATTGAAATATCAATACCATATATAGCAAAAATAACTTTTGATAGTGAAGAAACTCAAAAGAATAGAGAAGAGACTATATGGTGTGGGAGTTTAGAAAAAGAAATGGAAATCCCTTTACATGAAATAAATGAAATAAATACAGTGATAAAGAATTTTATGGGGTAAGAAGAAAAGAGGAGATATTATGATCTATGGAATTTTTAGTGGATATTATTCAGATTGGATTGTTGAAGGATATTTTAACAATAAAGAAGATGCAGAAAAATGGGTAGCTTTTAAAAACAACGAATCTGGTTACGATGAATATTATATTAAAGAATTAAGAAATATAGAAATAGATGAACATATTAAAAATTTAAATGTTAAACATTATCATAAGGTGGATTTTATATATAAGTCTTGGCGTAAAAAATTTGAAATGTCATATGAACCAGACGGATATGAAGTTGTTTTAAACGATAAACCTAAAAAAATATGGATATCAAATTCTTCTATTACATTTAATCTCATATCAGAGACAAGAGAAAAAGCAGAAAAAATATGTCAAGATTTAATGACTCAAATAGCTTATGACTTTCAGGATACAAAATCTTTAAAAGAATCTATTACCAATATATGTAAAGGGTGGATTATAGAATCAAAAAATATATTTTAAGTATAGTTCATTAAAATTAATTGAAAACTTAGAATAAGTATATTATAATTATATTAAGATGCAAATATTGTATCAAAGTAGAGACAGTCTTTTCAGGACTGTCTTCTTTTATTTTGAAAAAGGAGATATGTAAAATGAAAGATGTTTTAATAGTAAACTCAGAAACAGAAGATCTCCTAGATAATTTTAAAATAGAAAATGATGAAGAGTTAGTTATTCAGAAACAATCTAAAAAATTAACTCCGAAACAGAAAAGATTAATTAATAGAAAAAATGATTTAAAGAAGTATTGCAACAAGCAAGGAGGCTTTGTTCATATGTTTTATGTAAATAAAAAGTTACTTTTCTACGATTTGGATATTGACAGAGCTAATATAGCAAGAATAATTTATTTAGCTACATATATTGATTATAATGACAGAAAAGAAAATTTGCTTATATTACATAAAAAAAATAATAAAGTAGAACATATGACAAAAAAAGAGATTCAACAAAAACTAGGATTAAAAAGAGATGCTTTTTTAGCTTTTTTAAATGATGTGAAAAAACACAATCTTATTTTTGAAGTAGAAGAAAAGTTTTATCTAAATCCTAAGTATTTTAGTAAAGGTGAAAATTTTTATAAAAATAAAGAGTATGTAAGAATAATGATTAATACAACTAGATATTTGTATGAACATACTACAATTAGGCAGCATAAAACTTTATCCTATGTATTTCAATTAATACCTTATGCAAATTGGAAATTAAATATATTATGTAAAAATCCTTTGGAAATTGATATTGGAAGGCTGGATAAATTAAGTCTAAAAGATATTTGTGAGTTGTTAGGATTAAGTACAAAACAAAACTCAATGTACCTTTTCAGAGACAGTTTAAGAAAATTTCATATAAAGGTAGATGGGCATAAGTATTATTTATTTGCATATTCAAAAGTATATGCAGGAGAAAAAACAAAAGATTATTATATAATAAATCCTCTTGTAATTTGGGGAGGAAACAATACAGAAGAAATAAAAGAAATAATTAATTACTGTTTTTTTAAATAAGGGAGATTAGTTAACCCTTATTTTTTTATGTTTAATATACTTATGAGTATTATAAAAACCCAGCTCGAACCGACAAAATTAATCCAAAAACCCAGCTCGAACCGATAGTATAAAAACCTTTAAAACGTTGATTTTTAAGTAATCACAGGACTTTTTGAGGTGTTCGATTCTTATATGTTATATACAGAAACAAAATTTCTCTTAATTGCCTACGGCATAAACCTCTATAAATGTTGCAAATTCAATATGTTTAGCTTATAGAAGGGGATAGTATGAAAATAAAAAATGAAGATTATGAAATTATATGCGATACAAGGGAACAAGATACATTAATCCAAGATACTCTTATAAAAAATGGAATACAGGCCACTAGAGAAAAATTAAATACTGGAGATTATGCTATTAGATATCAAGGAGAATATATACCTAATATTTTAATAGAAAGAAAAGCAGGATTAGATGAACTGCTAGGAAACTTAATGGATCCAGTAAAAGACGAAAATAAAGATAACCGTTTTATAAGGGAACTAAAAAGAGCAAAAGAAGCAGGAGTTAAATTATTCTTACTTATACAAGACAAGGATTATTATATCAAACTCCTAAAAGGTGAGTATATAAGCAATGTTCATCCTAACGCTAGCGCGGCTATGGTAATTTCATTAATGGCCAAATTCGATAATCTTCATATTATTGCATGTGATAGAAAAGAATCACCTTCAATGGTCCATAAAATTTTATATTATCACTTAAGAGAAGAAATAAAAAGGAAGGAGGGTAATTGATTATGCCACGAGAAAAAGATTCTAAGTTAACAGAAGACCAATTAATAGCAGCAGAATTATTAGTATATGGCGCAACTAATAGAGAAGTAGCTGACCAATTAGATGTTTGTGAAAAAACTATAATGCGCTGGAAAAAAAGACCAGAATTCATGGAAGAACTTGATAGACAATATGAAGTTGCTAAAAATAAAGTTGACAATCGTATAATGAAATTCTCTAATCAACTTTTACAAAATATTCTTGATTTATCTAAGTCAGCTAAGAGTGAGAAGGTTAGACTAGATGCAAGCATATACTTACTTAATAGATTAGCTGGAGCTCCAATTTCTAAAGTGGAAACTAAAACAGTTATTACTCCTGAAACTGAAAAAGAAAATAATAATGAACCTTCTTGGGATGACTTTAATGATTCAGATGTTATAGAAGGGAATGTAATAGATATAACAGATAGTGAAATATCGTAGGGGATTATATGTGGGCGCTTATCGCGGTCCGTATTTAAGAGGTGTCGCTGTTGAAAATCTGCTGGAATAGTCACTTTAATAATATTAAACTATAAGAACTATTAAGACAAGGAATATATTACCAATAGAATAAGGACAAACAAGACAAAGCGCAACGTCTTAGAGGGGCGCACAGGAGGTGTAAGGCAATAGAGTGAACATTAAGACTAGTATAGTAAAAGACAACAGTATTAATAGTACTCTATAAGGTATCAATACTTATAAGTTATGATACACTTTGACATAGTAAGTGATATCAATATGTTTACTTGTCTTATAACTTAGTGTCATAAGTAACCAGGTAAAACAGTGGCCTTTCGGTGGGGTAAAGTGCTCCAGGTAGGGGGGCGGTGCATTCTATACCCCAGTATTTTTAACGCGTGCGCCAAGCCACAGAGAACTGCTCAGCAAAAAATGAGACTTGAGGGGAAAATGAAACCTCAAAAAAAATCCTACAAAAAATTTTTTGGAAACTTGAGAAAAAATAAAAAGCCTACTTAACAGTAGACTCTTTAAGAAGTTGAATAGCTTTATCTAAAAGTTTAGATATTGGAACAGATGATTGGTTAGAATATTCTTTAAGCCATTGATACAACTCTTTATCAATAGCGGAACCAATTGGAACTCTGTTTTTTAAATCTTTTCTTGCCAAAATAATCACCTCGAGTTAATTATAAAATATATTACAACTGATTACAACTGATTGTAACTGATATAAATTTGTAATATAATATAATTAAGAGGTGAGATAGAATGTATTTTGGAATTTACTCAATAACAAATGTAGTAACAGGCGATATGTATATAGGACAAACAATCCAAGATTTTGAAAAAAGATGGAAAAGTCATATAAGTGCTTTGAACAGAGGAAATCATGATAATGAATATCTTCAAAGAAGTTGGAATAAATATGGAGAAGATGCTTTTAAGTTTAAAGCTATACATTATTGTGATGAACTTGACATTTTAAATGATTTAGAAAAGTATTATATAAAAAAATATGATACTTATAATAATGGATTTAATATGACAGAAGGTGGAGATTATTTTTTAAATGAAATTCCAGAAGAAATACGAAAGAAAAGATTAGAAAATTTAAAGAAAGTAAATAGAGAAAGAAGTGATTATACAGAGCATCAAATTGCTAAGGTTAAGGAAATGTTGTCAGTGCTAGAAAATAATCCAATCTCTATAAAGAAAATATCTAAATTAACTGGAGTTAGAGAAAATATCATTTATAGCATTAAAAATCTTGACTCTTGGATAGATGTGAGATCCGATTTAAATGAAAAAATCAAACAATTAAATTTTATAGAGTGTAGAAATAAAAAAATTATAGAGGATTTATATTCTTATAATTATTCTTTAGAAGAACTTTGTAATAAATATAATCTTGCAGAAAATAGCATTAGAACTATTTTTTACAAAGAAAAAATAAAAGATTATGGTAAAGTTTTTAAAGATGTGAAAAATACTCGAATGAAACAAAAATTTTTAAAAGGAATGGAAAAAGGTATCGAAACGTTTATAGATATGGAAAAATTTACGGGATATTCGAGATACACACTTGAAAAAATGTGTGAAAGAGAAGAATTGCAAGAAGAATATAAAAAATTAAGAAAAAATAAAAATATGTGTAAATCTAATGTAAAAGGCATTAATTATGATATTAAAGCTAAAAGCTGGTTTTTAAGAATAACCTTTAATGGAAATCAGATACCGATAGGTCATTTTAAAACAGAAAAAGATGCTATAGATGCAAAACAACAGTTAATTCCACATATAAAAACTAATGATTATACTTCTATATTAGCAATAAAAGCTAAATATAGTAAAAAAGTTACTCCTAAGAAAACTATTAAAGTAATAAACATAAAAGATAATTCAGAAGAAATTATTGAAGGAATAGGAGTTTGTGCAAGAAAACTTGATATTCCAAGAAAAAGCATAGAAAAAGTGTTACAAGGAAAACAAAAAACAACGCATGGATATACATTTGCATATGTTTAAATGTTAAAAACAAATATTTAAAGTCTATAAATAGGTTTACAACTTTTAAGACTTATGATACAATATAAGTATAAAAGATAATCATAGGGGGTTGTAAATATGAAATATGGATATGCAAGAGTTAGTACTTATTCACAAAAGAAAGATGGTAACTCATTAGAAAGTCAAAGAGAATTATTATTAAATGAAGGTTGTACAGAGGTATTTTCAGATGCTTATAGCGGATTAAAAACAGATAGACCAGAATTCACTAAACTATTAGGGCTTTTAAAAGAAGGTGACACTTTAGTAGTAACTAAATTAGATAGATTTTCAAGAAGTGCATCAGCTGGAATTAAGTTAATAGATTCACTATTGGAAAAAGGTGTTAAGGTCCACATTCTTAATATAGGGCTTATGGATACAACACCTACTGGAAAGCTTATAAGAAATATCTTCTTCAGTTTCGCAGAGTTTGAAAGAGATATGATCGTAGAAAGAACTCAAGAAGGTAAGGCAATAGCAAAACAGAAACCAGGATTCAAAGACGGTAGAAAAAGAGTTTATGACGAGAAGAAAATTAAACATGCTATGAAACTAAAAGAGGAAGGATACAGCTATAAGCAAGTTACAGAAGTAACAGGAATAAGCAAAGCTACACTAATTAGAAGAATGAAAGAATATCAATAAGAAAATAAATAATACATTTTAAAAGTCAGAGAAATCTGGCTTTTTTTATTAGGAATATGTTCCGATTGAAAAAATATTGTTGGGAGATTAGAATATAATTATCAGTTAAATATTGGGTGTTCGTTCAAAGGTAGGACACAGGATTTTGATTCCTGGAATAATAGTTCGAATCTATTACGCCCAGCCATGTATGTGTTTTAAAAAATAAATCTAAATCTATTTTAGGTAGCTTAGTATCTTTAGGATAGCATTGTGTGAGCAGTGTAAAGGCATGCTGACTACATGCCGCTAGTTAAACTAGTCCATCTAAGCAGAACTGAATGTCCAACGTCTTCATGAATTGATAGTAGTGGAGATAACTACGTAACCCAAGAGGGACAGTCTTCGAAAAGGCGAACCGTATATCGAAGATTTTCAGGTGGCACTGAATAATTTACCTCACGCCAAATTGGTCATGTAGCGAGACATAATCAGGAGGTTATATAGTCCGATGCTGATAACAAAGGGCACTAACCATTGTTAATAGTGAAACAGTGAAAGGGCTGGAGTATGTATTAACAACGTGGAGTAAGAATTCAATGAAACACACTGATGTTGTGAAGTATTTCGTGTCTCAAAAGGAAACGAATCTTCAGGAACAGCACAACGTCTGTCAAATTTAATTCAGATTTATACAGGCATAGAGAATATTAATTTTGGATGATAAATTGTCTATGATAACAAAACAATAAAAGGAAAAGTCTGTTCCCTTATAGTATGAAAGTGGCTTAATACTAGAATGATTTTTTATCATAATCTAGTGCGTGACACCTCCCAAGGGTGAATCGTTTAACATGAAGTTGCATGGTGGTTTTGCAAACCTTTGTTGCTCGCAAGGCAGACAGAATACGAAGTGTTGAGTAGTACTATAGTAGAGTGTCCCGAGTTAGGGTTTTGTGACACTATAAAAATACAACCAGTCATGGACAATACGTATTAGGTGCGTGGATAAGCAGAGAATAAATAATGCTGCGAAAGGTGTCTACAGAAGGCTTTAATCTCGAGCCTTCTAAATAGAATATTGGCTTATAGCTCAACGGATAGAGCACATGGCTACGGACCATGGTTTGTTGTGAGTTCGAATCTCACTAAGCCAACCATTAAATTTAAAGGGAGAATGTCTATGAAATTATATGAATTAGCTTATTTAAATGTTGAAAAAAATAAAAACTCTATAAATTTTGGGATTATGGATAAATTTATCAATGGAAAGACTTCTCATAATCTCGTTAAAAAGAGTAAACAAGAAAAAGAAGAAGTTATTTGCTACCTAAATGGTAGAGCGATGACTAAAAGCAAACTAGAAAAGACTTTTCCTAAAAAGAAAAAAAATAAATCAAAGAGAAAATATATAAAAAAGAAAAAAACTAAAGAGTAGTTATTAATTGACTGCTCTTTTTTAATGCAAATAAATTTAGAAAGGAGTGGTTAGATGATTTATTTTGATGATATAGAGTTTCCTAATGATAATAAATACTCTTTATATTTGATTGATAAATATCTAAAGAAATATTTTCCTAAAAATCAGGATAATATTAGAAGGAAATACACTCCTAACGAGGTTGCGAAGGTAATCGGAGAAAAGGATATAACATTTTTTAGTTTATATTTTCTTAGAACAACTTTTGTACCAAGCGATGATAACAGTGCAAGGGAATTGTGTGAAGAGCATTATAAAATATGGAAAATTCTTTCTAAAGCCTTTGTACAGGATTTATACGATAAGCTTAATATAGTAGAACCTAGGGGGCTTGCAAAGTCAACTATATGCGATAAAACACTTGCAATATGGCTACATTGCTATAAAAAATCAACATTTACCTTATTAGGTGCAAAAACTGCAGATGATGCCGAACAATTCTTAAATTCAATAAAAAAAGAATTTCTAGAAAATGAACTTATAAAAGATGTGTTTGGAAACTTGATAGATTTAAAAGGTAAAAAGCCTAATTCAAAAGATTATTACAAGGTCAACTCAGGAGAAATTGAGTTGACCAATGATACATACATAAGAGCAGTAGGTTCAACTACTTCTGTTCGTGGTGCTAACTGGGGTGGTGTAAGACCTACTGTAGTTATTGCTGATGACTATCAGTCAGAAGTTGATATTATAACTGAAGATGCTAGAGAAAAAAAATGGAATAGATGGTGTAAGGAAGTTGAAGAAGTTGGAGATACTGCAGTATTTAGAAAAGGCAAAAAAGTTAAAGCGGCAACTAAGTTTGTAAGTATAGGAACTGTTTTACATATTGATTGCTTAATAAGTAGACTTAGCAGAAATAGAGACTATTATACTATTATTAATAGGGCTGTTTTGTTGGAAAATGGCCAAACTATCGACGATATATTTGAAAGCGATTTATGGCTTGAATGTAAAAAGATTTATTTTGATGATAAAATAGAAGATCCTCAAATACAAGCTAGAAAATTTTATGAAAAACACATAGAAAAAATGAAATATCCATTGCTTTGGGAAGAAAAATGGGATTTCTTTAATGATATAGCAGTTAAATATTGGACCAACAGAAAATCATTTATGTCGGAAAAAATGAATGATGCTAGTACATTAGGAGTTAGATGGTTTAAAGCTATAAGAACTCAATCAGAAGAAGAAATTGAAGATCATACATTTATAAAAACTATGCTATGTGTGGACCCTGCAGGTGAACAATCAAGAAGGTCCGACTTCTTTGCAATGGTGGTAGGCTCTTTAGGTGAAAATGATTTTAAATATGTAAGAAAAATGATATTAACTAAAATGAGCTATAAACAATATTGTCAAACTGTTATAGATATCTTAAAAGAATATACCGACATAACACATCTATACATAGAAAAAAATACGTATTTAGGTGCTGATGTTACTACTATTACTGAGATGATAGATAAAGATTATGAGTTAAAACGTAGAAATATTATTATTATCAATGAAATGTCTAGAAAAAATAAGGATGAGCGTATTTCAACTATCATAGAAGAAGTAAATAATGGACAACTAGTTTTTAATAATAATAATAAAGATTTTACACAGCAAATACTTGATTTTCAAGGAACTGCATATAGTCCTCATGATGATGCTCCAGATATAACATCAGAACTGTCTAGAAGGTTAATCGAAATAGAGGTTAAAAATATTATAAGAATTATAGATAGAAGAAAACTAGGTGTTTAATATGAAAAAATATAAACCGATAGATGAGGTTTTAAGTGTTTATGATGTACCAAAAAAATTATGGGAAGCGGAAAGCTTGATGAAGGAAAAACCAAACTGGAATAAGAAAAATTATACCGAGTCGGAAAAAATATACCAAAATAAAGAATTTATAATTTTAAAGGTTAAGAGCAATAAAAAAATTGGATTTATTGTATATAATACTAAAAAAAATTGGGAAAATGGCCACTCTCATTTAAATTCTAGGGCAATTTCTGAAATTGTAATAAAAAATGTAATTTATAAGAGAAAGCCTAAGACAAATAACTTATATGTACTCAAAAGTCATGCAAGAGTTTCGAATGATGAAAAATATATTAAATTCATTGAAAATCTAATAGAAGTAAAAAGGAGTAAAGAAAAAAATAAATATATAAATAGGAAAGGAGGCAGAAAATGAGTAATCTTAATAGCTTAGTTTTAAATTTGGCTAAGATAGGAAATGTTTTTAATGATTTAAGCATACCTAAAAATTTAGAACTTGTAAAATATTCATATAATGACTATATATCAAAAGTATATGAGTATGAAAAAATATATGAATATTATTGTGGTGAAAGTAAAGCTTTAAGAGAATATAAAATGATAACCTCCAGGTCAAATTTAAAAGTTAATACTAATTTTATAAAGAAATTTATTAAAGAAGAAACAAGTTATACAGTTGGAAATGCAATAACTTATGAAAGTATTTCTGATGAAGAAATGCAACTTATAGAAAAAATGAAAGATATTTTCTATGATTGGGATGAAAATCATGATTCAAATTTAATGAATTATTTAAATTTATTTACAAGAATATATGAGTTGTATTATATAGATTCAGATGGTAATTTTTCTGCTAAAATTATAAAACCAACTGAAGGTTATGCTTATAGGGATTATAATGGAGAGACTTTATTTTTTGTTCATTTCTTTGATGCTGAATTTGAAGAAGATGTAGAAGTAAATGGCAAAATAATATCTGCAAGGCCTAAATATATTGATGTATATACAAAAGATTTTATATATCATTTTAATGACAATTTCGAAGAAATAAGAAGTAAAGACAATAACAAATTTAAACGAGTACCTGTTTCTGTAGGTGTTATAAGTACAGAAGATTATAAAGATAGCTTAGCAAGAGATATTGCTGGATTACAAGATGCATTAGAAACAAATCTCTCAGATATGGGTAATGAAATTTCTGATTTTAGAAATGCTTATATGGTTCTAGAAAATTGTCAATTTGAAAAGGATGAAGATTTAGAAGAAATGAAAGCAAAAGGGATTTTAGAAGTTGGAAAAGATGGTAAAGTTAAATGGTTAATTAAAGATATAAATGATACTTTTGTACAAAATACAATTGATAGATACATAGATTTAATTTATCAAATTGGCTGTCACATAAATCACAATGAAAAACTACAATCTAATCTAAGTGGTATAACTCTTAGAAGTAGATTGATCTCTCTTGAAAACAAATGTACAACATTGATAAAATCTCATAAAAATATACTTAAAAATAGAATTAGATTTATATGTGAGTATTTAAGCATGAAGAAAGAAGGAGATTTTAATTATAAAAGAATTAAGATTATTTACACTCCAAATATACCACAAGATAATCTTTCTACTGCTCAAATGCTTAGTCAAGTTCCAGATGGAGTAATCTCTAATCAAACAGCAAGAACTTTATTTGGATTTATAACCAATCCACATCAAGAAGGGGAACAAGTCAAAAAAGAAATGGAAGAAAATCAGCAATTTGAAGATGAAAGTTTAGGTGAATTGTATGGCGATAAACACCAACACACAGAAGCAAACATCGAATAATAGAAATGCTGAAGAAACTAAAAGTTTCATGGAAAAAGCATATAATCAAGCTGAACAGGAACTTGAAAAATATCTTAAAAAGATGAATAAAACAGATAAACAGATTAGAGAGTTGATGGAAACTGCTAATTTTGCTTATCAAATAGAAAAAACATCAAAAGATTATGAAAGCGCTGAAAGATTTCTTGTTATAGCCGTTTTAGCAATGCTTAACAATGAAGATGAATGGCTTGAAAATTTAATAGATAATTTTCTTGATGAGATGTTTGAGAAAATTGTAGAATACTTTGGATACTTTGTAGACAATGAAGAAAAACAGAAAATATTAAACAGAAAATATGAAGGTAAAACGTATAAACAAAGAATAAAAATCAATATGGCTAGAATAAATAATCGAACTAAAAAAAGATTAAAAATAGCGTATAAAAAGAGAAATTTATACAATATCGCATCATGGTTAACACCAAGGCAAAAGATGAGTAGAAAAAGAGCAAGAGGGATATTGATATCTGAACTTAGTAGAATAGCGAATGATATATTTATTCATTGTAATAAAAATAAAAAATTTATGTATTGTTCAGTTCTAGAGGAAAGAACATGTGGCGATTGTGAAAGTATGCATGGTACTATTTGGAACGCAGAAGAGGCACGAGACTTAATACCTCAGCATAATTTCTGTAAATGTTATTTTTTAGTTTTAAATGAATAGGAGGCAGTAAATGAAAAAAGTATTAAGAATAATTGAATATTTTAAAGATGTTAAATGGTGGATATCACACTATCCAAAAGGATGGTATAAAGAAAAAACCAGAAAAGTAGCTTTAAGAAATGCTTTGTATTGTGTAGCTCCAGCACGATGGAAAAAATACAATATTTTTTTAGATAAAGTATTTAAATTTTAGGAGGGAAATAAATGAATTTTAAACAAGCATTAGAAAAAATGAAAAGAGGAAACAAAGTTAAACTACCTTCATGGGGTGGTTATTGGTGTTGGGATGACACTAAGCAAACTATTATGATGCACTGTAGACCAAAAGATGCAGATGAAGGACAAGGTCCTATATTAGATATAAGAGAAACACAAAGAGTTGAATATACTCTAGATAATGTTTTGTCTGATGAATGGGTAGTTGCCGACAATGAAAATTGTACTTTATTAGGTGGAACTCCAACGTTTAACTTCGGCGAAGCTATAAAATACTTAAAACGTGGATTAAAAGTGTGTAGACAAGGTTGGAATGGCAAAGGAATGTATTTAGCTCATGTAAATTCTTATCAATATAAAGTAGATGGAGAAGTGCATAAAGATAGTTTATTTTTATCACCTTGGATAGGAATGAAAACAGCAGATGGGAAATTTGTTCCGTGGTTAGCAAGTCAAACTGATATGTTAGCAGAAGATTGGATGTTTGCTGAATAAAGGGGATGGTAAAAATGGATAGACAAGAAGTTATAAACATATTCGCTCAAGAAATAGCTAAAACACAAAAGAAAGCAGATAAATTTTATTATGAACAAAATAATAAAGATATGAGTTCTTATTGTGAAGATCATGCCTTAGTAATAAAAAATTTAGCTATTAAACTCGGTATATGTGAAGAAGTTTATCAAGAAGCTTATAAAATATATGATTTTAGAAACTCAGGTAAAAAAGGATACACATTAAAAAATGGGAAAATAGTTAAAATAGAGGGGTAAAATATGAAACAAAAGGTCAAAAGTAATTTTGAAGAAAAAATGGAGCAAAATTTAAAAAATCGTTATGAAAAGAAAATAGAAAAATATAAAAAAGAGCATGAAAAAGAAATAGAACATGTAAAATCAATAGAAGAACAACTTAAGGAATCAATGGAAGCACAATATGATAAAGACTTAATAGATTATGATGCTCTTTTTAAAGCATTAACCAAATGGGCATAAGGAGGTAAATAAATGAAATTACAAGATACAGTAGATTTAATGTTAGGAACAGATTTTAAAGATAGATTTAAAGCTGAATATTATCAACTAGATAATAGAATAGCTGGACTACAAAGAATGTTAGAAGGATATAAAAATGGAACACTTAATTTTACTCCTAACTGCTCATATGAAATATTACACACTCAATTAGTATATATGGAAGCATACAGAAATGTATTAGAAGAAAGAGCAAAAATAGAAAATATAGAATTATAGGAGGAAATTATGAACGAACAAGAATTTTTAGATTGGTGTAAAGATGAAGTTGTAAAATATACGAATAATCATTTAGATAAATCAGATAACAAGCAAATAACAAAAGATGACGTGTTTATGGTTTGGTGTGCTAAAGTTTTACAAAATAACAAAGCATTATTAAGTACAACTTTATTTGACGGAATGTATTATGAATGTACATACAATGGAGATAAAAAAGAAATGTACATAGATGCTTATAAGAAATGGGAGAATTACAAAGTTGAGCAAAAATAAGTATGGAAAAGAAGATTATGATTTCCTTTTAGGCATATATGCCTTTGTAGGAGTATACGCTCTAGCATACACAATATTTTCAATAGTATTAGCAATACTTCATATACATCTATCAAATGCTATAGACTGGATAGCAAGTATTGTTCTATCAATACTTAGTATTGTTTATGTAGTGAGATTGTATATAAAAAGAGAAGAATCTATAAAAAATAAGGAGGTAAAATAAATGGATATAGTAAAATTAGGTAGAGGAAATGGGAAAACATGGTTTTTAGTAAATAGAAGTGCTGATACAGGTTATCCTATAATTTGTAATTGCCAAGTAAATAAAAAATATATTGAACAAATTGCAAAAGATAATAATCTAAATATACCTGAGCCTATAATTATTGACAAAAAAAATATAGATATATTAAAAAATAAAAGTTCAGAAAAATATTTAATAGACGATATAGATTTTTTTATTGAGCATATGTTAAATATAGTTATTGATTGTGCTACTACTTCATCTAATATACTTTATAAATTAAATTTAGATACAAAAGAAAGGGTATAAATGGATACTAGAATACATACAGAGAAAGATATCTAAGAAAATCAGAAAGTTTATTCGGGAAGTCAAGAGAATATATTTGTTTTTCAGATGATACTTATAAAGAATTTGTAGAATTTATTAATAATTTAAAAGGAATACCGAAGAAAAATAGATTAATAAATAAAATGAGAGATTATAGAAAAGGTTTAAGATAGGTTTACATAATTCAACCTTCTAAAATCAATTCTAAGGTACTTGTAAAAAGTCCCTTGATAGTTTATATCTTTGGAAATAAATAGAAATTACATAAAGGATGATTAAATGGAAAAATTATTTAATTTTGTATCATTACCTTGTGATGCTATAGAAGTTAAAGTAATAAAAAGACCAAAACAGAAACCTTTAAAGAAACTAAAATTAAATGGTGCTACTTATTATTTATCCGAAGATGATGAAAATTATTATACTTTTGTGTATAAGAGTTTCACTAAGGATAAAGTAAAGAACCAAGTAGTAGCCAGTATATTTAATAAAGGAAAGTGCAAAAATGCAGATTGGTTTGAGTTGGCTCAATTATATAACGACAAAATAAATGAGTATAATCACAAATCTTATGTGCATAGTCAATATATCACAGATGCAATATTGACTGAAATATATAAATTAACAAGATAATAAAGTCCGAAAGGGCTTATTTTTATGCTCCGAAATGAGGGTAAACTAAAAAATGTCACTGGTTCATTTTATGAGTTAGTGGGATAAGGAGAATTTATATGAAAAAAAGTGAATTATTAAAACTTGTAGAAAAGTTTGACAATGAAGATAGTATAAACGAAGTATTGTTAGGGACTGATGTTGCAAAGCAAATTAAAGCGAGTGCACTAACTTTAGACAACTTTAAAACATTAGCAGATAGTAATGCCGATTTTATAGCTTATCTTGATAGTTTAAAAGATACACATGTAAACGCCGTTATAAAAACAATGAAAGAAAAAGGAACTTGGGAAAAACAATTCAGAGATGTAATTGAAGAAAAATACCCTGATTTGTATAAAGTCGAAGATCCTGTTATTGCTGCTTTACAAGAAAAAGTTGCTCAAATGGAAAGAGAAAAACAAGAAGCAGATAAAAAAGTTGCTCGTCAAGAAAAAATTAATGAAGCTATTAAAAGAAGAAAAGAAAATCAAAAGAATGCAGATATACTTGAATTATTAACTGCAGATTCATTAGAAGATAGATTATCTGATGAAAATTTAACTAAATTTGATACTTTAATAGAAAATATAATTAAAAAAGACAGAGAAACTTATATAAAACAAGGTAATTATCCTCCTGGTGCTGGAAAAGGTGAAGGTATTGGAGGAAGTGGAGAAAAACCACTAACATTACAAGAAGCTATGAAAATAGCAAATGAAAATCCTGATGTAAACATAGACAGTTTAATGTCTAGAGTTCAAACATCAACTAATAAAGAATAAGGAAGGAGGCAAATAATATGCCTGGAATTTTTGATAAAAAAATATTTAATACAGAAGTATTTAATAAATATACTGAAAGAGTACCTAACTTAAGAAAAAATGAATTATTAAAATCAAGAGCCTTAGTAGCTAGAAATGATTTAAAAGCTGCAATGACAGACCAAGTAGGTGGAAACTATATTGTAACTCCATTAAAAGGTTTAATAAGTGGTTCTACTCCTTCTAATTATGACGGGGAAACTGATATAGAAGCACAAAGTACAGAAACTTACATGCACTCAAGAGTTGTTGTAGGTAGATCTCAAGCATGGACAGAAAAAGATTTTTCTTATGATATAACTGGTGGTGTAGATTTTATGGAAAATATAGCAGCACAAGTTGTTGATTACTGGGATGAAGTAGACCAAGATACAATTTTATCTATATTAAAGGGTATTTTCTCTATGACTGGTGCTGGAAATACACCTTTTGTTAAAAACCATACTGCTGATATAACTAAAGAGTTAGAAGCAAATACAATGGGAGTAACTACTTTAAACACTGCTATGCAAAGAGCATTAGGGGATAATAAATCTAAGTTCTCTTTGGCTATAATGCATTCAGCTGTAGCAACTAATTTAGAAAACTTAAACTTACTAAATTATTTAAAATACACTGATAAAAGTGGTGTTCAAAGAGATTTAGGATTAGCAACATTAAATGGTAGATTAGTGGTAATTGATGATTCAATGCCTACTGAAGAAATACCAGCACAATATATGAAAGTTGATTCAACTGTTGAAGGTGCACTAAAAGTAGTTGCAAGTAATGCTACTGGGGCACAAATAAATAAAGCAGATGTAACACCTACTGTTGATGGATATACTGCTGCTAATGATGATTATGTTGTAAAATTACCTGCATATACAGCTTATACTACATATGTTTTAGGAGAAGGGGCTATAGAATATACAGATGCAGGGGTAAAAGTACCAAGCGAAACAGATAGAAATCCATCTAAACATGGTGGAGAAGATACTTTATATACTAGACAAAGAAAATGCTTTGCTCCATATGGTATAAACTTTACAAAATCATCTATGGCTACTTCATCACCAACTACTGCAGAATTAGAAAAAGGTGCAAACTGGGAATTAGTAAATACTACTGCTAGTTCAAGCAAAAAATATATCAACCATAGAGCAATTCCTATAGCTAGAATAATTTCTCGTGGCTAAGGAGTTGTTGTAAATGACTTCTTATGATTTATTATTACGAAAAAGTTTCCCTAATTTAAATGAATCTGATTTAACTATACATAAACAGTTAGCTATCCAAAAGCTATTACTTTATTTTAAGAATAGACTTAATAGAAATATAACTGCTGAACAATTAGAAACAGAGTATGGATCCGCTCTGTTTCTTTTAATTTCTAATGCGGTTAATTTCAATGCTAATTATTCGAGTGTAAAAGGTATTAAATCAATTTCACAAGGGAATAAGAAAACTACATTTGATGAAAGTGTAAGTTCTATTAATTCTGGTGGAGCTTATGACATAACTGATCAAATAAAAGAACTTTTACCTGTAGCAGCAGTTAAATTGAGAGGCTAGGTGATAAACATGTTTGGATATGACGAAGATAGTGCAACTTTATTTAATATTTCTTTAGATGAAAAAAGAAAACCAGTTTATCACCGTACTTTTTTAACAGGTATAGATTGGCAACAAGCTACAGGAGTTAAATTTTTAAAGACAACTGGTTCATCTGCCGATATAGATAATAAAATTTTAATATTTGTAAAATATGGGGCCTATGAAGGCAAATCTTATATAGGCCCTAAAAAATTTAGTCAACTTGAAGATAAAAGTAATTATTATACATTCAACGAAGGAGAAGATATACTCCTAAAAGGAATACATGACATTGAAATCACTAATTCTCAAGAGTTTAACGATATTCAAAGAAATTATGATGATGTAGTTAAAATTATTAATGTTACTAAGTGTGAATTAACTAAGCACTTTGAATTAGGATGTGAGTAAATTGGGAGGATTAATAGCAAAAGCAAAAATTCAAATAGATTATGACAAAGTTATAAGTAAAAGTAAACTTGAGCAAGGGCAAAAACAATTTGTAAGTCTTGTTAGAAGTAAATCTGACCCATATGTACCTTTTTTAAGTGGAGATTTAAAAAATACTGCTAAAGAAAATAAAAAAAGTATTACATATAGTCCTTATCACAGAGGTTTAAAATCATATGCAGCTAAAAATTATTATACAAATGCAGGTATGGGAAGACAAGGTTTGAATAGAGGTGGAAAAAGAGGTAGAATGTGGGTTCCACGAATGTGGGTCAATGAAGGTGATTCAATAGTAAATGAAGTTGCTAAAACCATTGGAGGAAAAGCTACAAAATGACAATTAACTTAAATGATATTGAAAAAAGAACTGTTACAGATAAATTAATAGACTTTTTTTTATCTTGCCCTTTAATTAATGAAAAATCACCTATTTCAGCTGATTACATAGGAGATGAGATACAAACCTATTCAATTGACGGGTCGCCTTCTGAAACTATCATAAAAACTTATATTGATGGTTCTACAGAAAGACAATTAATATTTGATTTCACTAGTAGAGAAAGTGTCGAAGCATACAATAACGAGAAAAATATTAGCTTTTATGAAAAATTAGCTGAATGGGTTGAAATACAAAACATTCAAGGAAATTTACCTCAATTAAACTACCCGCTTATTCCTGAAAAAATTGAAGTTTTAACTCATGGATATGTTGAACAAATGAGTGCTAATAAAGCAATTTATGTTATTCAAATGAAATTTATTTATACAAAAATGGCTGAATAGCCTAAAAGGAGGGATTATAATGGCTTTAAAAAGAAAAGATTTTGCTGATTATTTAAATGTAAGTAAAACACAAGAAGCATCATATGTATTATTAGGCTATGGTGTTGAAAGTTTAGACGAAGAACCAGGTGCTCAAACTGATACAACTTGTTATATTAATGATGAAACTTCTTCTACAACTATAACTAAGTATGAAACTCAATTCCCTTATACTTCTGAAATTATAATAGAACAAGAAGCAATAAAAAGTTTATACTTAACTGGCAGAAACCATGAAACTGGAACAGATGCAGAAAGGGATTATGTTCGTGTAGATATGTTTGACCCTGTTTCAGATAGTGCTGGAACTTACAATGCAAGAAAATTTAGAGTTGCAAATGAAGTTTCGACTTTTAGTGGAGAAGGTGGAGAAAAAATGAAAGTAGAAGGTACTTTACATGCAATAGGAGATCCTATTCAAGGAACTTTTAATGTAACTACCAAAACATTTACACCAACCACTACACAAACTTCTAATACACAACAAAACCAAGCTACTGAATAATAAAAAATAGGAGGTTAAAATATGAATTTTAAAATAAATGGTGTTGAAGTAGAGTTTGATTTTTTTGATATGGATGAAAAGGAAGATTTTGATGCAATATTTTTAACAGCTAATGAAAAAATACAAAAATTAAGTAATGAGCATAAAGATTTTGATACAAAGTTTGGAAAAGCATATTGTGAAGTAATAGTTAATATGTTCGAAGATTTATTTGGTGAAGAAAAGACTTATGAAATTTTCCAAGGAAAAACAAATATAATGAAATGTACAACGGCAGTAAAAGATTTAGCTAAGGCTAAATTAGAACATGATAAATTATTCCAAGAAACTTTAAAAGAAATTACTGGATTAGATATTGATGTATTTGGTGAAAAACCATTAAATAGAGAGCAACGTAGAGCTAGAAAAAAATATAATCAATGAACTTAAATATTTTAACCGATTATTTACCTACAACAATAGAAGTTCAAGGAGTGCGATATCCAATTAACTGGGATTTTCGCACTTCTATTCTATTTGAACAGTTAATGATGGATGACAATGTTGATGAAGAAAAAAAACCATGGGAGGCTCTTAATCTCTATTTTGGATATGAAATTGAAACAATTAAATGTATTAATACAAGTAACATGAATGAATTTACAAAACAAATGCTACTTTTTTATAGATGTGGTAAAGAAATAGAAACTTCTCAAGATAACGGAGAAAACAACTCAGAAACTCAAAAAATATATGATTATGAATACGATAGTTCATATATTTATGCTGCATTTTTACAAATTTACAGAATAGACCTTCAAGATATTGAAGATTTACATTGGTGGAAGTTTAAAGCTTTATTTAATTCTTTAACAGATGATTGTAAATTCATGAAAATACTAGGATATAGAAATGTTGATTTATCTAAAATCAAAGATAAAGAAAGAAAAAATTTCTACAAACAGATGAAAAAAATATATGCTTTACCAGGTTCGATTAAAGAAAAAGAAAAACAAGCTTTAATAAACGAAATGTTGATGAGAGGTGAAGATCCTAGAGAATTATTAAGACAATAATTTATTTTCGTACTATAATATATATAGGGGGGGATGAATTATGAAAAAGGAATCTCAAATCGATTTAAAAGTTGTTTTTATTATTGCAATAATTATTTTTAGTTTAAGCATATTAGTTGTTGTAGCTAAAACATTAGCAAATACAGAAAATGAGAAAGATATACAAAATACTGAACAAATTTATATTTTAAACGATACTGAAACTAAAGAAGTTTTTTCTAAGTATCATAAACTTTACAAAGAAAGTATTGATTTAATAGATGAAGGTATTAGCGGGAAAATATCCAAGAAAATTTATAATGAAACAAAAAATTCAGCTGATGATATAAGAAATCTTAATTTGAAAGAAGAATATAAATCAGATCAAAACAATTTAGCATTAACTTTTGAATATTTAAATAAGTCAATGCAAGCTTATAATGATTATATTTATTTTCAAGTCAATAGAAGAGATAAATTTGATACGAGTTATAAGCATTGTTTAGATGATTATAATGATTATCTAAATAAATCACAAGCATATTACAGTTTAATAGATTAATTTCAAGAACACTTCGGTGTTCTTTTTTTATGCCTAAAAAAGGAGGTGAGAGCAAATGGCGGCAGATGGAAAAGTTGTTATAGAAGTTTTACTAGAATGTGATAAAGTAGAAGGCCAATTAAATGAACTTAAAAATGCTTTTGCGGATTTAGGTAGTGTTGGAAATGTATTTGGCGAAATGAGTTCTCTTGTAAATACATTTTCAAGTACTTTTAGGGCCTTAGAAAAGGTGGTAGGTCCAGTAGCGGCTGGTGTTGTCGCATCTATAACTACAATAGTAACTGCTTTTACAAAGTTATATGATGCAAGTAAGAAAAACTTCTTTGAAAATTTACAAAATATATCCGAAAAACTCCAGCCAATTGTAAGCATTGTTCAAAATGCTACAAGTACAATTTTAAATTGTTTTAGTCAAGTCACTGATTTTTCATTTGATTTTAGTTCGTTAATGGCAGATGCAATTGAATTTGAAAGTTCTATGGCACGAGTGTCAGCTATAATGGGTGTTGTTGGTGACGATATAGGTGTTTTAACTGAAACTACAAGACAATACGGAGCAACCACTAGGTACACCAGTTTAGAAGTGAGTTCCGCTTTCAGTTTTATGGGTATGGCGGGATTTTCGTTACAAGAGTCACTATCATCCATACAGGATGTATTAAATTTAACTACAATTGGCGCTACTGAACTCAGGCACAGCTAGTGATATAGTCACTGATGGATTAACTGCAATGTCGATGTCAGCATCTCAAGCCTCTAACTTTGTTGATTATATGGCTGCAGCTATTACTAGAAGTAATACTACTGTGGAATTAATGGGTGAAACAATGAAATACGCAGGTAGTGTTGCTGGTACTTTAGGCGTATCCATGGATGATTTATCAGTAGCTATAGGCCTTATGGCCAATAGTTCAGTGAAGGGAAGTCGTGCAGGGACTGCATTAAGAACATTGTTATCAAATTTAAGTGCTCCTACCGATTCAGTGGCAACTGCTATGCAAAAATATGGTATATCTCTTATTACTGCAAAAGATGGTTCTGTAGACTTGGATAAAACTTTAAGAAATTTAAGAACAAGTTTGAAAGGATTACCTTTAGTAGAACAAGCGGCCGCTTGTAAAAATCTTGCTGGTAAAACTGGTATGACAGGTCTTTTGGCTATTGTTAATGCAACTGATGAGGCTTATGATAGTTTAACTGCTAGCGTTCAAAACTCTACTCAAACAGTTTCATACTGGAATCAAAATTTAGGTGAAATGGGTATTACAGGTAAAGAGTGCAGCGATAGAATAGAAACATTGAAAGAGGTACTTGGTGAAACGGAATATCTAGGTGCAGCTTTTAATATGACAACTCAAGACATGGCACTTGCATTACAAGTTTTAGGCTCTAATGCAAAAGTAACATCTGATAATGTAGAGGATTTATTTAGTGTTTTAGATGCCATGAGAAATCCTACAAAATTTCAACAACAACAATTTAAAAAATTAGGACTAACTTATAGAGAAATTAATGATGATGCTTTTGACTATAGCGCTACCTGTGACATGATAAATGAGAATACTGTAGGTATAGTAGATAATGCTAAAAAATTAAATGGAGTTTTAAGCAAACAAGAAATAATTGATAAATTAAGCCCTAATATGTCTTTAAAAGAGGCAAATGCGGTACTAAAAGAATACGGATTAAATGCCAAAAGTGCATCAACTGGACAAATAGATTTAATAGCCAATTTAACTCAATTAAGAAATAAATTTAAAGGAATGGATGAATCTACTAGAGAAGCAACGTTGAGTAATTTAGGTTTATCTGATTCTTTAGATGAAATAAATGAAATCTGTAATTTATCTGATGAACAATTTAAAATGTATTGTGACAATTTAAAATTAGTTACAGGTTTATCAGAAAAAATGGCTGAAGCAATGGATGAAACTACTAAAAATAAATTATTAGTATTATCATCTGCTTTACAAGATGTTGCTATTGAAGGGTTTGAAGCATTAAAGCCAGCTATTCAAGGTGCATCTGAAAAATTAGCTAACTTTTTTAGTATTTGGAGAAGTGGAAATTCAAGTGGCGAAACCGAAAAGGGTCAAGCTTTATATACATTTGATAATTTAAAGAAGGCATTAGATAATTTACTAAATGATATAAAAAATGCAGATATTACAGGAGCAATACAAACAGCAATTTCTAAAGTAAATACATTTATAACACAAGGTGGATTAAGTAGAGTATTAGACATAGGCAAAGAAATTATACATCAAATTTGCCAAGGTATTATAAATAGTAGAGGCGATATAAGAGAAGGTATTTCAAGCGCAATCAAACAAATCTCTGAATTTGTTAGAGATGTAGCCCCAGAAATAGAAGAGGCCGGAAGAGTTATTTTAGATGCTATTAGAGATGGTATAAAAAATAATTCACAAGATATTCATGATGCTTTAGATGGAGTAGCATCTGTTATGAATTCTTGGATACAAGGTAGTGAAGAAATAAAATCATTGACTGGTAATTTTGCAGATATATTTATTGATAGTTTAATTGAAAATCTTAAATCTAGGACAGTCGGAAGGGCAAGTGAATTATGGAATGCAGCTACAAGTTGGTTAACACATTCCAAACCAGATTTCTCTAAAGGTTTGACTGGATTTTTTACAAAAATATCTGATTGGTTTACTGGTGAATCTTATGCTGCTGAAACAACTGGAAATGAAAAAGAACTTAGTACAAACAAGAAAAACAGTAAAAATAGCAATAAAATAAACAGTAAACTTTCTAGTATGGATGTTAGTGAAATAAAAGCTTTACAAACTCAATTAACAGCATTACAAACAACTGCTCAAAATGTTTCTAATTCTATTTCACAAAGTTTTACAAATATGCAAAATACTATGAGAACTAGTTTAGTTGGATGCGCCAATATAGCTAGAAATCAGTTTGTAAGTATAACTAATGTTGCAAGAAATCAATGTTTAAATGTGTCTAATATAGTTAGAAATCAATTTGTATCAGTTAGCAATATTATTAAAAATCAAGTAACAAATGCTAGAAATGCTTTAACAACACAAATGATTTCAATTAAAAATGTAACTAATACACAAATTACAGCAGCAAGAAATGCCGTTACAACTCAAATGATTTCTATGAAAAAGGTTATAACAACTCAAAGTAGGGAAGCAAGGAACAACTTTACTAGTCAAATGATTTCTATGAAGAATGTGGCTAGGACTCAATCTACTCAAATAGGCCAAGCAGTTGCTAGTGGTATGGCTACTGGTATTAGAAATGGTACTGCTAGAGCAGTAAGTGCTGCTAGAAGTCTTGTAAATCAAGTCAATGCTGAAATGAAAAAGACTGCTAAGATAAATTCTCCTTCAAAGATAACTACTAAATACGGTGAATATTTAGATGAAGGTTTAATTGGAGGTATGAAAAACAAATCTAAAGAATTATATTCAGTTGCTAGAAGTATAATAACAGAAATGAATGAAAATATGAAAGCAGCCGTTCATGGCGAAATTGCTTTATTTAATTTAAATGCTAGTAATAACAACGAAAGTAAAATTATTAATACAACTAATAATAATTTTAGATTAAGCGATGAAGATATTCAAAAATTAGCAGATGCTAATGCACAAAGACCAGTTTCAGTTGAAACGAAAGTAGGAGAAAGTACACTTGCTAAAACTATAGCTAAACCAATTGAAAATTTTAATAAAACTGATACTAAAAGATTAAATAGATTGAAGGGGGTAACAATATAATGTTCAAATTTAATGGCATAGATTTAGAGCTATATGTAAAAGTTATAGAAATTAGTAAGCCAATGATGTCAAGAACCAATTATTTTAAAGAAAATCCTTCAAGAAATGGAACAAGTTATCAGGGATACAAATATAATGACAAAGACATAGAGGTTAAATTTGACATAAAAGGTAATACGGATGCAGAAGTTCAAAATTTAGCTGATAGTCTTTGCTCTATTTTTGATGTTGACGAGCCAAAAGAATTAGTAGTTGATGATAATAAAAGAATTTACTTAGCAATTCCAAACGGAGATATAGATCAAGATAAAATTGCTAAGGGAATTAGGAGAATAAAAATGTCTTTTAGTTGTCCTATACCTTTTTCACACAACCCAACTGCAAAACTTTATAGTGGTGAAAAAACAATTGAAATTAAAAATGAAGGAAATGTAAGTACTCCTGGAATTGTAAATGTGGCTTTTGGAGGAGATGCTACCTATTGTCAAATTGACGGTGAAGATGGAAAAGCAGTTTTAATTGGTGAATATCCATCATTGATGAACACAAAAGTAGAAACATCTTCTGTTGTTGTTGATGAAAATTGTGAAACCACTTCAAGATTTGTATCTGTAAACGGAGAAGTTGATGCAAATAGAAGTATCACAGGTACTATACAACCAAATGCAAGTGGTAGTAGCTGGTGCATTAAAGCATCTGATTATGGCACTGGTGAAAAGTGGCATGGTCCCGCATTACGTTACAATTTACCTTCTAATTTAACTGATTTTGATTGTAAAATGGAATTATATCATGATTCATCAGGAAAACTCGAATACAATGAAACTTATTCTACTGAAGAATCATCTCGTTATAAAGTTACGGTATCTTTACTTAATATGAGAGCAAGCAGAACTACCAGTTCTGCTATTCTTACTCAGATGAAAAGAGGTACATATTTAAACATCATACAAGTTGTGGATGGATGGCTAAACACAACATATAATGGCAAAACTGGTTGGGTAAAAATATCTGCTGGACTTACTAAGGTAACTACTGTAAGTACAACTTATTATACAACTGATGAATTAAATTTAAGAGCAGGTCGTGGTACAAATTATAGAATTTTAACTGTTATTCCTAAAAATAAACCTTTAATCGTTTACACAAATACAAAATCTGGCAATTGGGTACAAGTAAAATATAACGGAATAACAGGATATGTTCATACTAAATACATAATCGAAGGGAATAAAGTACAAATAGATACTGATGAAGAGTTTGAAACTGCAGAAGATAAATTAGGAATAATCGAGATTTATGGTTATGATCAAGCTGGTAATAAACTTTTTAAAGCAATGCTGTGTGATGAAAATGAATATTATGAATCAACATATCCACTAATTCAAGTAGGAAATGTATATTTTTTACAAGATTTTTCTTTTAGCGTTCCAAAACCAAAACAAAGTACTACTTCATCTGGTAGCGATGATAATCTAACTGTAACTATAAAAAATCTAAAAAGTGGTAAATACGGAAATTGGAATGAATTTAGAGGTTATTTTAGAATAGTTCGAGATAAAAATGAATGGTATGCAGAAATTGTAAAATACAATTCTCAAGGCAATGTAGAAAGAAGTTTACAAAGCAAAAAAATTAAGAGTGAGAATTATCCTACAGGATCTTTAAATCACATTGTCATTTATTTTGCAAAATATGCAGATAAAGAAGTTGTTGATACAATGACCTTTAATCGATTACTTATAAAAAAATTAAGTGAAACAACACAAGAAGATACAGACATTATAAGATTTAAACAAGGAGATGAACTTCAAGTAGATTTTGCAAATAATGAAGTATTAATAAATAATATCAAAAATATGGAATATGTTAATGTTGGAAGTAGTTTTTTTGAAATCCCTCCTGGCTCATTTACAATGAAAATCTCTTCTGATGCTAGTATTACAAGTTCTATTATTTTTAATGAAAGGTGGTTGGATTAGTGGAAAAACTGGTAACAGAAATTTATATTTTAGACAGAAAAAAGAAAATAATAGATGTTTTATCTAATAATGGGACTAATCCTTCTAGTCCTTTTTTTGATGATCTTTTTACAATGTATTTAGATACAGGAGCCGATACCTTTGAATTTTCTACTATTTTTAATGAAAGAACTAGCAATATAGAAAATGGGTATTTTGTTCTTTTTAATTTTAAAAATAATTTTAAATTATTTCAAATAATGAATTCAAAAAACGAACATATTAATGGAATACTTATAAAATCTTGCTATTGTGAAACTATTGGTCTTGAACTTATAAATAAAGTAGTAAGAAAATCTACAATAGACGGAGATGTATCAACTTTTTTTTCACTAGTCTTACAAGATTCAAGTTTTGAATTAGGCTATGTAGATTCTACCATTACTGATTTTAAAAGTGTAATCATAGAAAAGCCTACACCTATATATACTGTAATTCAAAACAATCTTGCAACTTATAATATTGAAATTGAGTTTACTGTAGAAATAAAAAATAATAAAATAAGCAAACAATATGTAAATATATATAGAAAAAGAGGGAAAAATACACATGCTCGATTTGAATATTCTACTAATGTGGATAATATAAAAAAGACTGAAGATTTAACTGATTTCTGTTCAGCATTAATAGGAGTTGGAGCAAATGGTATAGATTTTAAAGATGTGGAATGGATAAAAAGCAATGGTAATCCAACTGATAAGCCTTTAAATCAAGATTTTGTTGTAGATGAAACTGCACATCAGTACTTTCACAATGATGATGGAAGCTATATTACAGGAACATATGAAAGCAATGCAAATAATTCTGCGGATTTACTAGACGAAACATGGAAAGAACTACAAACCAGAAAGCAACCTAAAATAGATTATGAAACTAGTATTGTTTTATTTAATGAAGATATTGATATTGGAGATACAGTTTATGCTATAGACCATGAATATACACCTAATTTATATTTAGAGGCTAGAGTTAGTAAGCTAGAAATTAGTTTTACTGATTGGCACAATAAAAGCAAATGTACTCTATCTAATTATAAAGAGGTAAAAAGTAAAATATTGAATTTATCTAATACTGACGATATTTTTGGAGAAATTTTAGAATTTTTAGGTGGAATAGGTGTAGGAAAATTAACCGATAAAGATATTGCTAAAATTCAAGAATATCTTAATCAAATGGGTTTAGAAAAAAAAGAAATTGATGAATTATTTGAAAAAATATATGATATTATTGACCCTCCACCAAAACCGCCAACTGGAGATGAGGACAAATATGAGCCTATTTATTTAACTACTTACAAAAATGGTGTTTGGGTTGGTGATGATAGATTTTATGATATAAAACATTCCAACACTGTATCTAATGTAGATTCAGAAAATGATCAATACACTCAAGCTTTATCACTGTATCAACAATATAATATTGGTAAAAAGCAAAATAGCTCATATCTTGAAAATGTAATGGCTAGTAGCAATCAATATAAATTATATGTTATGGTTAACTATTATAGTAATAAATTTGGTTTAGATCCTCAATTGATATATGCTGTTATTATGGGAGAATCTAGCGGCAATCCATCTGTACATGGACAAAGCGCTGGAAGCGGTTATGGATTATTTGGAATAGAACGTTCAGTTTTTTTTCAAGGATTTAAAGGTACAAAAGCAACAACTATAAAATATTTAGATGGAACAAGTGAAAGTTTTTATCCAAGTACATCTAATATGACTCCAGGTAAAGGCGGAACAACTATAATTAGTGGAGTAACAGTAGATAAAAACATATCCAATCAAATTAAATTAGGTTGCCATTTACTTAGACAAGCTATTGACACTTGTCATGGTAATATTTTTGCTGCACTTGTTTCATATAATATGGGTATAGGTTCACTTTATTGGATTATAAGCAAATATGTTTGTAATACTTACAACTATACATTTGTAGATACTTATAGTTTAAGTAAACAATCTAATCAAGTACAAACTAAAGTTTATGAAGAATTAGATAGTTTAAAATTTAATTTTGCTGCTTATAGGCAAGTTTTTAAAGATACTAAAGGATTAGGTACACCAACAAATGTTGAAGGTTACTTGCAATGGTATAAAATTGTAAATGGTCAATTACCTTATTATAAAGATAAAAATGGCGACAAATTAGGTTATGGAGTGGGAAAATCTACACCTAAAGCCCAAGCTCAATTAAGCTCAACAGACACTAGAAATAAAATAGTGGAAACAGCAAAAACAATTGTATCACAACATGTAGATTTAAAAATTGCAACTTATGACCAATCATATAGAACTTGGAATTTTAAAAAACCTAATAAACGTAGTGGTACATTTTGGGGAATAAAAAATCCAATTTGTTATGATTGTTCTTCATTTGTTAGTTGTTGCTATGGAGAAGCTGGAGTGTCTAGTTTGTTTCATAGCGATACTTTATGTGCTGCAGGGACACTCGTAAAATATGCAACGGCAAAAGAAGGATATAAAATGTGGAAAGTTACAAATGCGAGTTTATCAGAGGCAAAGCCTGGTGATGTCGTTATGGATGCTGATTTTGTAGTTACTTCTAGTAATTGCAATAAAACTACAATGACGAAATATAAAGCAACACATCATACTATGATTTATATTGGAGATGGAAAAGTAGCACATTCTTCACAATGGGCATATTGGCCAAATGCAATAAAGATATCTAATATTAGTTATTATATCAATAAAGGTACAGCATTTTTCTTAAGACCTTATGATTTAGCAGAAATTGATAATATAACAAATACGGAAACACCTCCAGTTGAAGAAACAGATTTTAACGAAGTATATATAAAAGCGCTTAGATTAGCAAATGCATATGATTTTTATAATAATAATAATCTTCTTACTCAAGTAAAAGGTTTTTACAGTGATGATAATAAAGTTTATCCTGATGTTACGCCATATATACTTATACATTTTGGCATAAATGATTTAACACAAAAAGGCATAGATGGTATAAAAACATTAGCTATTATTATGAAAAATAAATATAGAAATACTCCTGTATTTATTTTAAAAGAGTTACATGTTGGAACTGTTTATGCAAACTATGAAACAGTAAATACAAGTATAGATGAATTCAATGCTCAATTAAAAACATTTTGTAATGAAGAAGACAATATATTCTTTTTAGACATTTCTAGCGATGTTGAAACTTACACAGGTGTTTTAAATTCAGAATATACAACTGATGGATATAGATTTAAAGATGATACTAGTAAGATGGTGTTTTATAATGCAATAGTAAGCAAGCTACTATCAACACCTATAGGTTATAAAGAAAAGAGTAATACAGGAAGTTCTAGTGAAGAAAATCCTGACACTTCTATAGATGCCACAACTGTGTCAATAGTTATGCAAGCAAATAAAAAATATACCTATGGCATTGTAAAAGAACTTACATTTTTATTACCAACAGTAGTTGCCGATTCATTTTATAGTAGAATTATTTTCAAAACACCTAAAGATTCTGAACCTATAAAATATTCTCAGTCTAAAATAGTTTACTTACAAGGAACTGATTGTATAAATGGACAATTAATTCCTAAAGCAGATACTACTTATAATATAATTGTAATGCCAAATGCAAATAAAGAATTAACATCGGAAAAATATTATGGATCTGTTACTGGAATAAGCAATGGTGGAAGCTATAAAGAATTTACTACATTTGTTGGCGGAGCTAAAGTATCTGAAATAGCTCAAACATATTTAAATCAAACTGGTTTAAGATATGGAGAATTCTCTTTTACAATCAATTTAGAACCAACAAACTTTCCAAATAATATGAGTGGAAATTTAAATAAATGGTATGATTCCAGTGTAAATAAAGCCAATATAGACGGTAGTTCTTTAGTTATGCTTGCTTATTTAGGAATAACTTATAAAAACAGTGCTTATAATAATCATTCTCTAAAAAAATTAGTTAAAAATACTAATTATAGTTGGACCTTTAAGTTCCCACGTATAGCATCAGAACAAGCTAGATATTGTATTCAAAAAGGTTGGGTTCTAAATGAGGCTGATTTAACTAATTTTACGAATTTAAAAGCAGGAGATTTATTATTTTATGATAGTGATACTTTTGATAATGAAAGATTTATGAATATATCACATGTTGCAATTTGTGTAGGTGAAGTAGACGGAGTTATGTCTTTAATAGAAGCAACTATCTGTGAAAATGGAGTAAGAGTTAAATCTGTTGAATCTACTACTTCAGACAAATTATTATTTGTAGCTAGACCAAGAATATTATCTTAAGGAGAGTGGTTATTATGAACAAAGAAACGGTAACTAGAGAGTATAATAACTACTCTGATAGTTATAATGCTTTATTTAATATACTTACTAATGTGATAGCAAACAAAGAAATAAAGCAGGATGATGTATATGATTTAGAAGAGGCACATGCATCTTATGTTAATAATGCTGAAATTATAAGGACAGCATTAAATCAAGAAGATGAAAATATTGCGACAGATAAGCTTGAAAAAAGTAAAGTTATTACAAAAGAAACTATTTTAGATCTTCTAACAGAAGGTGGTACAAGAAATATATTCTATCAAGGCAATGATGGAGAAATATTAATTGATGGTCAAGGTGTACCAGCTCTTGTTTTATTAGCAAAGAAATTGAATTTAATAGCAACAGATGGAGAAGATGAGTCAAGTATTACATTGACACCTACATTTATACAATTGTTAGCAGCTAGTGATATACGTCTAGGAGCAAATAATATAAAACTTGAAGGTTATACCACTATTAATGGTGGCTTTAAAATTGATGAAAATGGCAATATGGAAGCTAATGATGGAAAATTTAAAGGTAATATAGAAGCTACAAGTGGGAAAATATCTTCAGACTTAGAAGTAGATGGTCTTAATGTATCAGGAACATTAACAGCAGATGCATTAAATGTTAGACAACTTAATTATTTTAATGACGGAATTACATCTGATATTAGTCTTACAGTTGATACATCTATAACAGATACTCCAAATATATTTGAAAATAACGGCAAATTTAATTCCTTACAAAGAGCAATTGAATCTATTCCAAAAAATCTTAATGGATATACAGTAAGTATAGCAGTTAATTCAATATTGTATGAAAATATAACTATTAAAGGATTTAATGGTGGAACTTTATACGTTCTGTTTAATAAAAATAATTACGGCAATATACTGGGCCATAATTGTGGAGCAGAAATATTATTACAAGGAACCGGAACAACTACACAAGTTTTAGTCAGCAATTATAAAACTACAGGAAATGTAAACATGCGTACTGGTGGAGATACTTCTTATAATATCGTTCAAACAGTCCCTTCTGGAGCAGTATTATTACTTACAGATTTTAACAGCAACGGATGGGGTTATACTACATATAATGGAAAAAGTGGATGGATAAGTACAAATACTTCATATATGGTAAAAGAAGAAGTTTACCAAACAAGTGGAACATCTACAGCTATACAACCCAATGAATTGATAACTCAAGATGGATATAATTTTGCTGCAGTATTTCGTAATTGCCCTTATGTAGCTATATATAATTTAGAATTATATAGTAAAACAGGAGATGCTAACAATTATACTGTGGGATCTATAAGAGGGTCTTATTTAGATATAGAAAATAGTAAATTATGTGGTAGTGAAAATGGAATATTAGCAAATAGAGGAGGAAGAGTATTTGAATCAAATGTTACAGGTAAAGTTAATAGTATTGCTCAAAAGGTAGAATTAAGCGGAACAATTTATATAAATGATGGTACAACTGTAAATGGTACAATATCTAAAGACAATTCATCTCAAATTATATATTCTGAATCTGGAGCAGTAAAGGATAATACAAGTAATGTAGGAACAAATACTAATACTACAACTGCTACATCTGCAGTAACTATATATAGCAATAGCGGTAATACATATAGACATAATATCTATACGGGCTATAAAAACGACAATACTGTACGCCAGGGTGATTATGGTTTTGGCGATTGTGATGGAATTTGGCTATTTGGCAGTCAATTTGCTAACAAATTAAAAGGAAAAAATATCACTAAAATATCATTAACTGTTAGTAGATTAAAAAGTGGAATATACGGAAATGTTACAGGAATATTAAAAATGCACAATCATACAATACAGCCTTCTACTGCTCCTGTATTCACATCTGGATGGAGTAAAGAGTTCGTAATGACAATAAATACTTCAATGACAATTGAAATAACTGATGCCACTGTATTAAATGCTATAAAAAATGGTACTTGTGCAGGATTTGGTGTACAAGCCGACTACGATAAAGCACATTATGCTACGTATGAAGGGACTTGTACATTAGTTGCTACTATACAAGGATAAGGAGGGCCAACATGAAAGAAATTTTAAGAGATTATACAATTGATTTTGATCTAATAACAGGAAAGATAACTTCAGATTATATTTCTTTTTTTATTACAGATAAAAATGTATCAACTTTATTCGTAAAATTAAAAGCAATTAATAACGATAATATTGTTGCTTATCTAAAAAATTCAGAAGTTACTAATCACAGTTTAAATTTAAAAGTTAAAAAACCTAAAACTGGAGAAACAGTTAATAAAACAGGTAAAAAAATTCAAGGTGAAGATGATGAAATTGCTATATTTAGATTTGATTTAGAAACTAAATTTACAAATCAAGCTGGAGATTGTAACTGTGAATTGTTTGATACTTTTATAGAAAACAGTTTAGAAAAACTAGTAAGTAGTAAAACTTTCCCTTATACAGTTTCACCAAGTGCTACTGCAGATGCTACGCCTGAAAATCCTAATCCTGGAACAGGTGGAACAACAAGTATTACATATGATGAGACAAACGAATTATTAGTGTTTAATTCGGTTACTACTGAAAATGACCTAACAACAATCTAGGGGGTGATTTAAATGTCAGATAATAAAAACTATGCACGTGGATATAAAAATTCAAAAACAGGTGAAATTGTATACTATAAAGATGAAGAAGCACGTTCGCAACTTAAAGATATTGCGAAACAAGTTGAGAATGTTGGGCAACCTACTCAACAGCAAATCAATACTGCAATAGACAAAGCTATAGAAGAAGGGAGAATAACTGGTAGCGGGGGGATAAATTCTACTGCTAAAACTTTATTAGAAACTATATTACGAAATGCAATTTATACTACAGACCAAAGTGCAAATATAACTTCGTTAGTATCAGCATTATCTAGTGGAAATACACCAACTACCACTCATTACACTATTACAAATACATTAACTAAATGTACTAACGGAAATTCTAGTAGTTCAGTAGCAAAAAATACTTCTTATATTGCTACAATAACACCTAATAATGGATATAAATTAGATACAGTTACAGTAACTATGGGCGGTGTAGATGTTACTTCTACAGTTTACAATAATGGAAAAATAACTATAAATTCTGTTACAGGTAATATAGTTATAACTGCTACTGCTATAGAAAAACAAGATGTTGCAGAAATGCCTACAAATGGTTTAGTAGCTTTATTTGATAAGGATTCAGAAGTTATTACAAATGGTGCATATCCTGAATATCAATATCAAATAAAATCTAAACAAGGTGATTATATTTTAGGAAGTTGGAATAAACAAGTAAGTGAAACAACTAATTATGGTGTGAGAGCATTTACAGGTGATTTATCTAGTGATAAAAAAATTGATACTACAATAGAGTCACCTACAACTTGGGTGGTGTGTAGTTATTTATCAACTATTTCTTGTAATGGTTATGCTCCAAATAATTTAGGCAATCTAGGTTCTAATTCTTATTTTATTTCCGCCAATCCTTTGTATATTAATACAAATAATGAATCTGTATCATCAGAAGATATTTCTAGCTTTATGGGTAATAGAAGTGTTGGGTATCATAGATTTATTTTGGTAATAGACGGAAATTATTTAAAAATTTATAAAAATGCTAAATTGATTAAAACCCTTAATGGTAGTGATTTTTCAAATTTTAGTAAATGGAAAACACCTACTGGAATAACAGGAGGATTTTCTAATGGTGTTTATACTTATTTTGAGGCTATCTACAATAGAGCATTATCTGATGTAGAAGTTGTTGAATTAGATGCTTATATTCAAACATTGGAGGTGAATAAATAATGAGTACATTTTTTGACGGAAACGGAAATACTATTGAAATAAGTGGTGGAAGTAGTGGAATATCCAGTGATTTTGATGTAACTGGATATTCTACGTTTGATGATAACGAAGGAAGTGCAAGACAAGCAACCCTTACATATCAAGGTAAAAGATTATATCCTATTGTTACCCCTAATCAAATTACTGATAAAATAAAAAAATATAATGGTGGAGTAATGTTTACTTTAGGTGATAGTTATACTGCATATATGCACAATCATTTTGATGCGTTTGCTATCAAACATGGATTGGTACAAGACCCAAGAGGTTTAGCAAGTTCTACTATTGCAGGAAGTGCAGATGGAAGTACAGTTGGTTATCATGCTTTTTGGGTAAGACTTGATGAAGCAATAGCTCAATATAAAGCTGTAGGTGGTTATACCTTAAATGGAACTGCCTACACTTGTGATGATGTTAAGTTAATTACCTTTATGGGTGGAGCTAATGACTGGACTACTATAGATGCAGATAAAGGTATAAATAGAATTGGTAGTGGTATAAATGAAACAAATAAAGAAACATTATATGGTGCATTAAATTATATCTTCTCAACTTTATTAAGTACATTTAAAAACGCGGATATAGTAGTAATACTTCAACCTTCTAATCCCTATAAAACTGTTCAACAAATGTATTTAAAAGAAAATATTGTAAGAGAAATGGCTGAAATGTATTCATTACCTGTAGTAGATTGTTGTTTTAATTGGCATCAACACACTAATCCCTTAGACCAGGCGAAATACTGGCAATCAGACAAATTACATCTTACAAGTGTAGGGCATGACGATGTTATTGCTGAATTAGAAAAAGTTGTGGATAATTTAAAATATAGTAGAAATTAATCTTTTAAGCATTTTCTATAATGAAAAAAAATGATAAAATATTTTATATTACAATAATAAGGGGATTACTATAATTATGAATATTAAACAATTTTTATCATTACCAAAGACAATTTATTTTAATTTAAAAGTATTTAACTTTAAAACAGCTATTAAGTTACCTATTTTTATTTCATTTGATACAAAAATAGGTAATCTAAGGAAAAATTCAATTATACTTGAAGGTGATATAAGAAAAGGTATGATTGAAATAGGCCTTTCTAATTTAGAAGGAGTTGGAAACAAAAGAAAATCTTTTATACAGATAGGAACTAATGAAAATGCAAAAATTATATTTAAAGGAAATGCATATTTTGCATCTGGTGCACTTATTACAGTAGATAGAGGATGTTTAACGATAGGAAATAATTTTATTGCTAATAATAATTTTTGTATATCTTGCAATAATAAAGTCGATTTTGGAGATAATGTTTTAATTGGTTGGAATAGCAACTTTTTAGATTCAGATAATCACAAAGTTATTGATGAAAAATCAAAAATATCAAAAAATGATAGAATATCAATAGGAAATCATGTATGGATAGGGGCTAATTGTGATTTTTTAAAAGGTGCTAATATAGGAGATAATAGTATTGTAGGATATAAAAGTCTTGTTAATAAAAAATTTAATAGCAATACAATGATAGCTGGTTCTCCAGCAAAGATGATAAAAGAAAATATAAATTGGGAATAAGTAAGTTCGCAATTTAAAAAGATTGCGAACCTATTTTACCAAGTAAATACCAAGTAAGATCATAAGAGTAGCTAAATCAATAGCTACTCTTTTTTATTAAAAAATTATAAAAAGTGTAATCTTTTCCATACTTTTGCATAGAATTAAGTAAAAGGAGGTTTAGATTATGAAAAATAATAAAACCGTAATCCAATTGAGTTTTAAAAATAACATGGATGATAAACTTTTATTATCGTGGCTAGAAGATAAATTTGCAGAATACGGTAATAAAAGTAATTATATAAAATACATTCTTAGAAAAGAAATGCTAAAAGAATCAAATGAGTTTGCTCAAAAAGTCAAATAGAAAAGCAAGTCCGAACCAAAATAATGCTTCACTCATTTTTATCACCTCGGTCAATTCATATTTTAATTATTATTTTAAACAGGAAGGAGATTTTTATACATGAAATCTTATAGTTTTAAGGAATATAAGTTAATATCAGAAAATGATTGCACTTTAATTGAAAAATTTCTTAATAACTTAAAGATGAATAAAAAAGAATACAAAAGAATTATTGTTTTAATAGCTATTTTTATGAATAAGAATTTAATTTCTTATTGTATAACTACAGAAACTGAAATATCAAACGTAGCTACTCAAATCCTTAGTTTATTAATGGTCTTTGCTAAATATGGTTGTATGTGTATGGGAATAAAAAGCATTATAGAAAATGCTTTACAAGGGGCAGATTTTAAGCAAGCAACAACATCTGGAATACAATATTTCCTAATTTATATATTATTAAGTTTTTATCCGAAACTTTTTTCAATGATTAGATTTTAGGAGGTATTGATATGGAAGAAAAATTAAATCAAGTTATAAATATTTTAGATAATTTCTTACATCCGATAGAATTTATTAAAGAAACTGGATATGAGCTTTTAGTTGCTATACAAAATCTATCTTTTGATATATGCCTTATAGCAGGTTTTATAGCACTTTTATTATATGTATTTGGGTATAAGAAAGGTAAGAGATGGGCATTTATGATACCTTGTATATATATTATCCTTAACATAGTTATAGGAGCAATTACTCATGCTTAAAAGTATTCCTATAGCAAAATATTTTGAGATACAAAATCAAGAATATGTATATCTTAAATTAATACCAAGTAAATCAATTAGGAATAATAGGACTTATTCTATATTGGAACTTGTAAATAAAATGTATATCAATCTTAATAAGCTCATAAAGATAGAAGATAATAAATTAATTATAAGAACGCAATTAAAAGCTAGTTATTATATTCACATAACAAAAGAAAAAATTAATTTTTACTTTATAGTTCCTAAATTATTTTATTCTAAATTTAGAGTAAAGTTTAAAGAAATTTGGAAATCAGTAGAAATAAAAGAAATTAATTCGATACCGATTATAACTGGATCACGATATCAATTAATCTATAAAAATAAAGATTTTCTATCTACTTCTACAGATATGAGGAATAACGATTTGTTATCAGCAAATATGTCTGCTATAGAACTATTACAAGATGGAGAAGAAGCAGGAATATTATATAATTTTATACCTACTTCAGAAAAACAATGTAATTACTTTAAATCTACTTGCCAGAAGTTTATTAAGGAATATAAGAATACAAATATAAAATATGCATCAAATGCCGTAGCTAATGTAGTTATTAAAATATTGTCCTATAGCATAGATTTTATTAATTCTACTTTAAATTTCTTATTTGATGTAAAACAAGTGGATAAACAAGTTAATTTCAACAAACTAAGTAATAATACAAATAAGAAGGCTACTTCTGATATATGTAAAACGCAAATTATACTATCTGGTAAGGCTAAAACAATCAATAGAGAAAAATCTATTATAGATACGATATCAAATTCATATTCAGTTATATCAGATGATAATGAATTTATATGTAAGAAAATAAAAAGAAATATAAGGACCTTAAATACATCTGTGTATGAGTGTAGTAATTTTATAGCACTTCCAGGAGCTGATATAATACAACAGTTTCCACAAATTAACCATAATAGAGTATATAATAAAGATTTTCCTAAATGTCTAGCTACAGGAGATATATTAATTGGAAATTCTATAAAAAATACGCCTGTATATTATTCTACGGACAAAGAAATAAGTAGACTTGGAAGAGTTCTTATGGGAGGTATGGGATGTGGCAAAACTTATTATATGCAAAATCTAGCTAAATCTATAATAGCAAAAGGAGATGGCCTTGTGGTATTAGATATAATAAGAGATTGCAGTTTAGCAGAATCTATTAAACAAGTAACTCCGAAAGATAAATTAATAGAAATAGATTGTAGTAACCTTGAACAATTACAAGGATTTTGCTATAACGAATTGATATGTAATAGTAGTGATAAGTATAGAAAATTAGCTAAATGTATGGAAAAAGGTACACAATTACACATTTTACTTAATACTATTAATGCTGATACAAAATTAACTCCTAGAATGTTACGTTACTTTTATGCAGCTTGTACCGTAGTATTTTATAAGAATTTTAACGCTAGTTTCAAAGAAATTATAGAGATACTTTTATATCCTGATGTGCGTAAAAATCTTTTAGAAAAACTTTCAGAAAATGAAAAATCTTTACTTGCAGATGAAATTAAAGATTTATACGATTTAGATAAAGTCAATAAAAATGGAAATATAGAGAACTATGATAGCAAGATAGACGGAATAATAGATAGAATAAGCGTATTAAAAACTAATTTATATACAAAACTAGCTTATAATACACCAGGAAATAATAATATAGACTTTGTAAAAGCATTAGACCAAAATAAAGTTATAATTATAAAGGCTAAAGAAGAAGATTTCACAAATAGAAATATGAGAGATTTAATAGCAACATTTTATCTTTCTAAAGTATGGTTAGCAAAACAAATAAGATCTAATACACGCACAGAATTATTTATAGACGAAATTAATTTATTTCCTACAGCACAAATTATCCTGCAAGATATTCTCACAGAATGTAGAAAATATTCTTTAATTCCTACTATAAGCTTACACTTTTTAGAACAATGTACAAAAAAGTGTAAAAATGCTATTCTAAGTAGTGGATGTAGTTTTTTATTACTTGCTGGAGCTGATGTAAAATGTTTTATTGAACTTAAGGAATTATTTAATAAGGAAGGATACACAGAAACGGATTTACTAGAACTAAAAAGATATCATGCTCTTTGCCTTATTAGAAATGAAGATAATGTATATGCTGCATTTGTGGTAAGATTACCAAAATAAAAGGAGGTTATCCCTCCTTATTTTTATGTAAATTTATATAAAAATATATAAATTCCTGTGCTAGATAAAAATACACATAGTATACCTAAATTGCTATAAACTTGATATAACCGCTCTACGTTTATTACGGTCGCTGTCGCTACTTCATAAACGCTTCGCATATCATAGCATATGCAAAATATATATAAAAATATTACTAATTAACAAAGTTTTAACACTTAAATTATAAATATTAGGAATATGTTCCGATTGCAAATTTGTTATTGGGAATTTACACTATAATTGTAGATAAAATAATTTCTCATTTGAAACCCCAACGAGCAAAGGAATCGGTTTAATAACCTTTTCCGGAAAGGACTTACTTTTAGAGTGGGTCCTTCTTTTGCTTATTGGCTATGAAAGAGGGTGATTCCAATGTGGACTTAATAAAAAAACATTTATATTTTAATCGAATTTTAATTTTAAAAGTTATATGTGTATATAGTATTTAGAGGCACTTACCATTTTTTCTAAGGGGGTTACTAATTTGTAATCCCTTTTATTTTGTAAAAAGGAGTTTGAAAAGATGAAAATAAATATAAAAACTCCAGAAGGAGTTCATGCTGAACAAAGAGAAATCGAAGCTTACATAAAACATATTCATAAAAAATATCCAAATCGAGAAATTGAATATCTAAATATAACAATAGACGATAAAGGGTATGTAGATTTAGAATATAAACTTGTTCCTGTTTCATTTGAAAGAATCAGAAGAATTACAGGTTATTTAAGTGAAGTTCGACAATTTAACGATGGTAAAAAAGGAGAACTTAGAGATAGAGTAAAACATACTTAAGAAAATTGAGAGGTATTAATATGCAAACAGAAATAATTGTTGCTATTATAGCATTTATAGGAACTTTAGCTGGTTCTTATTTTGCAAATAGTAAAACTACTGCAGTAATGCAAGAACAAATCAAAGGTATAAAAGAAGATATAAAAACTTTATCAACTAGAGTAGATAAACATAATAATTTAGTAGAAAGAATGGCAAAAGTAGAAGATTCAACAAAGTCTGCACATCACAGAATAGATCACTTAGAAGAATAGGAGGTTAATTATGATAGATTTAAATGTTATTAATAGTTATTTAGTCATTGGAGTTGTATTAGGTTGTTGTGGAATAGGATATGTTATAAAAACTAGCTTTGACTTTATTCCTAATAAGTATATTCCTTTCATAATGGCTGTATTAGGTGTTGTATTAAACATAGCAATATCTAAGTCATTTGATATGAATGTTTTCTTAGGAGGGCTTTTAAGTGGGCTTTCTAGTGTAGGATTGCACCAAAGTTTCAAGGCTTTAATTGAAAATAAATAGGAGATGATATAATGTCAATAGTAAAACCAACAATAGTTGAAAAATGGCAAAAGAAAAACAAATATGGTAGACCTGGAACTCCATTAAATTACACAAAAGTAGCAATTCACTATACTGGTGAAGCAGATGTACCAGGTTATAAGACTGTATCTTATTTTAATAATGTAGTTGCTAACGGGTACAAAGTTAATGGAAAATATATATATGCTAGTGCTCACTTTGTTATAGATCTTGACGGTACTATCTATCAGTTAATACCTACAACTGAAAAATGCTATTGTACTAATAGTGCAAATGATTATGCAATAGGAGTCGAAGTTGCAACAACAGGTTCTGATAATCATTATACAGATGCTACATATAAATCTATGGTATGGTTATGTACTTGGTTATGTGCTAATAAAGGACTTAATCCTAAAAAGGATATAATTAGACATACTGATGTAGTTGGTCGTGCTTATAAATTATGTCCAATTTACATGGTTTTAAACGAAGATAAATATGAACAATTTAGATTGGATTGTTATAACCTAAAAGCAGGCAAAATATCTGTTAATCAAATAGTTAATTGTACGAATGGTAAAGGTAAGGTTACAATAGTCCCAAGTATAGTAGAAAATAATAAAGTGAAATATGTAAGAATATTACAGGATATAAATATGCATAGTAAACCAGACTTTACAAGCAAAAGCGTAATAGGGGTTGTTACAAAAGGTGGAGTTTATACTGTAGTAGAAACTATAAAAAGAACTGGAACAGATATGTATAAATTAAAATCAGGAGTATATATCACTGCCAGCCCAAAATATGTAGAAGTATTTGAAAAATAATTCTATCGGACGCGACCGATAGCGACCGATAATAT